CATCATTATTTGCCATATTAGTTAATCATCACCAGCGGTGCTCTAATGATGCATGCTGCTGGGTTTAAAACTATACTGGATGCACCACAGGTTAGGTTTATAGTATTTAGTGAACTGACTTCAAAGCAGCCACCTATAACAGTATATTTAACGCTACCGATACATTTAAAATTGGTTGACCCCCTTACAAAAACATTACAACCATTATCCAAAGAAACATTACAGGAGCCTTTTATGTGTATATTGTCTTCACCGGCAACTATAGTATAATTTTTACCCACAATTTTTTCTACCTTGGTTCCATCCGGATGAATCTCTTCGAATGTTCCTGACCTGTGATAGGTATGTAATCTTTCTGCACCGGGTGTATTATCAACTTCTATAATATGACCTGCTTCTGATTCTTTAACTTCATTAAATGGGTATTTTGCTGCATATGGGGTTGCTGGTTCTTGTTTAGCACCAAAACCCAAACCGCCAGCAACAACAGAACCGTCTAAATTACTTTTCTTTTTCTCTACAATCGTCCCTTTTGATTCGCCCCTTGCGAGTTTGTTGGTGTCTTGCTCACCGACCGTCAGTGGATACATACCACTTGGATCATTAAAACCTTTTCTCGGGTCTGCCTTCTTTACAGGAATTCCACCAACAGTACCCGTCATTACAGGTTCTTGGCAGCTATCACCATCTCTAAAAAATCCAACTATCCATGTTCCTTCTCTTGGTCCAACGGGAGCATCCCCCTTACCACTAATTGAAGCAGAATTTATGGGTGATACCGGGTATGCCCATGGAAGATCTGCTGTTGGAAGAACAGATTTATCTTCTGTATGAAAGCCAACGCATCTAACTTTGCATCTGCCCAACTTCATTGGGTCATGTCTATTTTCAACCACACCAAAAAACCATATAGGTATCATATTATGCAAATCCTTTGAATAAGTCTAAAATTCCGTATGCATTAGTAGAAGAATCTTGACTTCTTCCATCAAAAGTAACCTTATCCGGGATAGCCTCTGGTGATGATCCCCTAGATAGTTGAACTATACATTTGTGTGTTGGTTTTGTGCCCACATCTTCTAAGAGATGTCTAACCGCAGTTATTAAATATTTACCACTCTGAAATGTATCGTTTTTTTCCACATCACCTTTGTATAATGGCTCCGGTTTAACTATTTCCATATTAATGGGTAGTCCACAAGTTAGTCTACAATTACCCGGAACAGTTATTTCAATTTTATTTATATTATATTCTAGAATTGACACATTTCTATTTTGCAAATAATCTTCGTATCTTTGCGAAGTGTGCGATTCAAATAAACCAGACTGTCTATTTCTAACAATTAGTTTGGGACTAACTGTATTAGCATATTTGTTTATACCTCTTGGTAAAGTGGGGTTGGGTTCTATGTGATTCGTGTTATTCCAGTTTTTATAAAAGTTGTTGCTGGTTTTTGAAATATACTTATATGTTATGTCATGAACCAACAACTCAGAAGAATATAACCCACTATTCATTTCATCTAATCTATTGAAACTCTTGGTATAGTTCAATTCTTCTATATTATTAATTTTTAAAAGATAGTTGGTAGTAGTCATAGGAGAGTCTGACTGTCGGTTGGATCCAGAATAAATGTAAGTTACTGCCGCTGGAACAGATGCCAAAGAATCTAAAGAAACGAACATAAATGCCTTTGCTGTTTCAAAAAACAAAAAATTGTAAGATAGCGGTGACTGTTCGGCTGATATTGATCTGGATGCTAACCACTGTATTGTTTCTATTGGACGTTTATTAGGCACACAATACGTCATTTGGTTAGCGGTTGACTCAAGTGCAATTGGTTTATCTGATTTTAAATAATTTTGGTATATTTTAGCAATCGTAGAATGGATTGGACCCCTGAAGGTCTGGCTAATTCTGTAGGACTCATTCATTCTTGCCTGTTTAGACACCAAACCCAATTTAATAAGTTCAGATTTTCCATTTTTAGATTTTGTTCTTTCTAATATTTCAACTACATCTAACTTGAATTCAATTGGATCTGTTCCAGCACCCGGAGTAGAAAATTTAATATGCACGCTTTCCTGACCACAAATTGGGAAGTGCCTCATCAAATTTTGAGCATCAGTAAATACTACTTCCCCCCTAATACAGGCGGACGTAACATCTTCATATATGTTTATTGCTTTGGTTTGTTTTTTTAGAGAAAGGTCACTTCCCATATCTGAAATCAGTCTAATTTCATATATGTAAACATCGTTTGCTTTTTCATATGTGTCTGGACTACTGGACATCTTTTAGTAATTTTCCAAACCTTTCTACCACACCGGGAACCAGTGATGGATTTAAAATCCTAACATATCGCCTTCTTTGATTATCTCTATCTTCTTGGTGTGCATTGGTTATTGTGTATGTCGATGACCCCCCAATAACATACTGATGTAATAATGTACTTCCGAAAGTTATAGCAGTTTCAACGTGATCTCCAGTTTCACCAGTACTACCCATGGAGATTTGCATACCATCGGCCTGAAAAGGGGTGGCAAGAGGATTCATTATTTGTCCGCTTGATCCTTCAAAATGGTGTACAGAATTATAATCATTCCCAACTATTTTTGCAAGATAAACAACATCAGTACCATAACCAGTTGCTCCGGGGTTTAGAGGATTTAAATCCATACCATAACTAGCAGTTGCACCAAGGGTTGCACCAGCAGAAAAACTGGCAACTGAACCTGTAATGCCATATACAACTAATTTACCGATAGAGGGATCCCAACTTTGCACGGTTGCTTCTGTTTCTCTATTTGATTCCACACCGTCATCTGTAGTAAATACTTTATCAGTTTTATTAAAATGTTTTGTCGAGGGTCCAACAGAATTATTTCCACCATCAGTACCATCAGTTGGGGGAAGAATAAACAGGGCCGTTCCGGGATATTTGTATTTGTAGTAACTTTCTAAACTATTTTGTTCTGCGCCCCAGTCAGTATATTGATTAAATCTTTCATTAAATAACAATAATATCCAGTACAAATCAGGGTTACCATAGAGTTTTTCTGCTATTATTTCTGGTGACTCCCCCTCTCTGGTTTCATAATAAGAAAAACTACTGGTATTATTGATAGAACTATCAGAAAAGACTACTCTTTTCATAATATCTACCGCTTCTACAATATGACTACCTTTTATATCCATCGGATATTTAACGTTATTGAACGGTCTAAAATACTTCATACTATCACATTCCTAGCTGACTAATGTGGTTTCTGGCAATTGGTTCTAATTCTGTTAATGTTAGCGATACATCCGCCATTGTGGGTGTGCCGTCCTCAAATACAGTATTTGCCTCTGGGTGATATGTTACGTCCACACCAGTTATCGCACATCTTCCCAATCTTGGTAAAGATTTACTAACTTCCATATAGTCTCCGGGATAACCAGAAATTCTACCGGGGTAAGCAGCAGAAGTATTAACATAATCCAAAAACCAAATTTGCACCTCGGATGGTACTGATAAAAAGGACATCGAAGGATTTATTTCGGGCAAAGCATGAAACCTCAGCATTTCTATTGCCAAAATCATCGATTTTGCTTCTTCTTTGGATTTGGGTCTAAATTGGAAATTAAAATCAAAAGACCTTATTTCTGTTCCATTAAACATCATTTCTTTTCTTGGGTTTGCCACAGTACCAGTTAAGGCATTCAGAGCACTCCCAGTGTTTAATTCAATACCCGTTACTGATCCAATTGCTTCATCAACAAAACCTGCTGCTGCTTTTGATAGGCCTGGAATTACTCCACTACCGGCACCCATAAGATTTCTTATTGCACCCATATTTTTGGCATCATATGTTGTTGACTGCCCAATTTTTAAACCAGCGGGAAGATATAGGCTTAATTTATCTCCGGATTCCACTTGTGCTTTCGATAGTCTGGTATCAGAAGTTAGTACATCTTGAGAGTGAGACCCGATTTGGGCAATCCCTTCGGCGGAGTAGTTCAGTAAATTTTCTAACGATTCACCAACCACATCGGACCAATGAGCCACAACGACCTCGCCATCAGCCTCGGCAGCGGGTTTTGTCCTATCGCTAACTACAGAAGAAAGTGCACCTGAGGCAAAGTCTACTACATTTTCGAAATTTTCAACAATATTATCTGCAATGTTTTTAATATTTTCAGTAACTGTGTCGATATTTACGTCTTTTTTGTAATAAAAATCGAAGTGGATACACTGAGTAACTTCGGGATTTGTCCCCAATGATTCTGGGTATTTAACAATAGTGGGCTGACTACCCCGAATATTGTTAAGTTTACCGCTACTACCGTAAGCATCGAAAATGAGTTTATTACCGGCTACAGTAGCAAAGTTTCCGGCGGCACTCCCTATACCCCCGTCATTTCCTAAATCATGCCCGAAGGGATCAGCACCGAATGGGGAACCCGGTTCAAGTCCTATGGGTACACCGCCTATACCACCTTGGCTAATCAGGCTGCCGTCATGACCAGCCGGATAGTTTTGACCGGGAACAGCATCAAATTGATTACCACTAGTTCTATAATCACTTAAATCTAAAAAAGAACTATTGGCATATAATGGGAATCCGGTACTATCATATTCTTCATTGCCTCGCCACGTATTTGTATTTGAGCCGATCAGGCTTGCGTCTATCATGTTATGGCTCCTTCTACTAAATATTTATAAGGGGCAAAGTACATGGCTTACAAGGGAAAATACTCTCCTAAAAATCCTGAAAAATACGCTGGTGACCCCACTAAAATCGTTTATCGATCTTTGTGGGAAAGAAGATTCATGGTTTATTGTGACATTAATAGTTCTATACTGGCATGGGGGTCAGAAGAAGTAGTAGTCCCATACAGATCCCCTATAGATAACAAATATCATAGGTATTTCGTTGATTTTATTATTGAATATAAAAACAAAAACGGTCATAAAAAGATTGACCTGATCGAAATTAAACCTAAAGCACAATCAGTGCCCCCCAAGAAAAAAGAAAAACCCACAAGAAGATATATCAGAGAAGTTGCTAGATGGGGTGTGAATGAAGCAAAATGGAAAGCGGCCACTGAGTGGGCAGAAAACCGAGGGTGGGAATTTAAGGTTTTAACCGAAAAGGAACTGTTCAAGAAGGGTTGACTAAAATGGATAAAAATATAATAAATCAGATTTTAGAAAGAGCAGAAGATAAAAATTTTAAAAGTGATTATGCTCCCATTGCTCTAAAATGGTATAGAAAATATATTTCTTCCAGATATAAAAAAGTTAGCAGGAACACCGTTAGGCATTCTCCTAATGTCAGACAGGTAATTAGACCAGTAAGGGGTGGGATGTATACTTTTAAATATGTCCCCAAAGGCAAGGATTCTCTGCCATATTATGATTCATGGCCACTTATAATACCATTTAGAAGAATGTCAGGTGGAAGAATCCACGCGTTTAACCTTCACTATTTACCACCAAAATTAAGAATGAAAATCCTTTGGAGATTATCTCCTCTGTTGACGGAAAGAGAATTAATAGATGAGCAATCGGTTGAAGAAGGTCAAAGTGCTGACTATTATGATTTGAATGCTTTAAATATCAGATATGATTTCACTGGAAGAGGCGGGCTAAAAATGTTGAGAAAATGTACCAGAACATATATTTTAAATAATATACGTGGAAAATTAATTGAATTTCCTACACATACTTGGCCAGTGGTTGCATTTCTTCCTATCGCCAGATGGAGAAAAGAAAAAAATCCCAAAAACATTTGGAAAGATATAGGCTTTTAGTATAAATAATAAATAAACTGGAGATTACATGCCAAGAGTAGCAGATTTAGTTTCAAGAATACAAAGATATGGTCACCTTCCCGCAAATAACTGGAAGATAACCTTTGGTAAAGTATCCCCCGGAGAGGCGGCAGCGGGTATGTATACCATTGGAGAAATCCCTGCCGAATCAACTGATATTGGTTCTCGTCCGATGATGGGTCCACCAGCACCGAGAGATTTAGCCCCAGAGCCAACACAACCAAGAACAATGCAAACCTATTACAATAGAATGAGTTTATCTTGTGATTCAATTAACGTTCCGGGTAGGTCTATTGCTTCTATAGTCGATGGTGCAATGGGGGTTGGTGCTGAACAACCTTATGCCAAAATGTACGAAGGTGATCTAACTGTGGTTATGATCATAGGTAAAGAAGCATGGGAAAGAAAAATCTTTGAAGAATGGATGGACGAAATATCCCACCCGAAATCCGGTAGGCTCAGCTATTATAGAGACTATGTTTGTGATGCCCATTTAACATTGTTTGATAAACAAGATAAACCTAGGTATAAAATTATTTTTGAAGAACTATATCCCAAAATGGTGTCACCTATTCAGCTTAGCAATGAAACCCCGGATTTGATCAGGCAGCAAGTTGACTTTGCTTATAGACTTTATAGACCGGTCAATTTAGGAGCAAATGGCACCTTGGATGAAAGTTCTACTGAACTATCTGGGTTACATTCAACCCACCCTGTGTCTGTAGCTATAAATAATATTAGAGATGGTATCGGTAACAGTATTACACGGGCTGTTAACGGTGGCATTTTGGATTTAACTGAATCTTTTAGAGGAATAATTCCTTGGTGAAATAGAATATGGAGAACACTATGCATATACCAAAGTTAATAACACCAAAGTACACTACCAAATTGCACTCAACAGGTCAAGATGTTGTTTATAGACCCATGCTTGTGAAAGAAGAAAAAATTCTTCATATGGCAACAGAAGCACAAGATTCGGATTCAATGATTAAATCCCTTCTTGAAGTGGTTGAGAGTTGCATCGAAACAAAAGATGTTGTTCTTTCCGAACTCCCATCATTTGATGTTGAACATCTGATGTTACTGATCAGATCTAGATCTATCGGAGAGGTGGTTAATCCATACAAGACTTGTGATTCTTGTGATACTGAATTACCATTAGAAGGAAATATCGATGATATTGAAGTGATTACACCACCAGATCACACCAACAAAATACAAATAAATGATGATGTTGGTATCATCATGAAATATCCTTCTTTATCGGACATGGATTTGGAATCCGATAAAGAAGGAAAAATCAACGAAGTGGAAGTGGGAATGGAATTAGCCCTTAAATGCATAGATCAAATTTATGATAAAGAAACTGTATATAAATCTAGAGACTTTTCTAGGGAAGAACTGGAAAGCTTTGTTGATAGTTTGACCACATCCCAATTTCAAGAAGTTATTAAGTTTTTTGCAACCATGCCCTATGTTAGATTGGATATTGAAGGTATTTGCCCGTCCTGTGGTCACAAAAACGAAATCGTGATAAGAGGCCTAGAAAATTTTTTTGGATAATGATGAGTCATGATAGTTTGCAGGCCTTTATTGCCTCCAATATGAATGTCATGATTCATCACAATATATCGATTAGTGAAATTGAAAACATGTTACCTTGGGAAAGGCACATTTTATTGGGTATGATAAAAGATGTTGTAGAAAAAGCCACTCAGAGAAAAGAACAGCAAGGAAAAATAAACCATGGCAATTAATCCTCTTGACTTCGGCGACATGTTCAGCAAAAGTAGTAGAGACTTTAAAAAGATGGCCCAAGAGCTTAAAGACTATAACAAGTCTATGCGAGCAAGTAATTTGGAAGCGAATCAGGCACAGTCGTCTAGAAATAATTCTATATCCAACCCATTAGCTGATGCCAGAAGCGGTATTGATCAATTTTCTAAACAAGCGGCAGCTATTGGCAAAATGCAAAAGATTCAAACTTCTGCAATTACAGGTGTGGCCGGATATACTCTTAAAGAACAAAGAAAAAGAGATAGGCGAAATGTAAAAAACCTAGAAAAAATCAACAGAAATACTGAAGTCCAAAGGGGCTTCGGAGAAATGATTAGCAACTCTTTTACCAATTTCTTTGGATTAATGCCCAATCGTGCTGCAAGAAAGCGGGCAGCAACGGCGGATGTGACACAAATAAAAGAAGCAGCATTCAGTAAAATAAGAACTGTTTCTTTAGTGAGTATGATGGAGATGATGAAAGCCGATAAGGCACTGGCAAAGGCCAGAATAGACTCCGATATTAAACACGAGATAAGACAAAAATCAGACAGAGAAAAAATCTACAAAGAGCAGAGGAAACAAGGCAAAACTGCTTCAGAAGCATGGAAAATTGCCAAAGATGGGACAAAAGAAAGCAAAGAAGAAAGAACAGAAAGAACTAAAAGAGAAGACCGCACCAATGCAGGACTTTTAGAGGCTATTGATAAACCCTTTACCATGGATGATAGAACGCTGCAGGCACTTGCTGATGGTAAAAAAGAAGGTGCTTTTGCACGAATGTTCAAATGGTTAAAGACTGGTGCGATGCTTGCAGGTCTTGGTGCATTAATTGGTGATTTTATTGGTGACTGGTTAGGGGACCAAACTGATAAAGTATTTGGTAAAAACTCTTGGTTGGGCAATATATTCAGAGACAACGGTTGGTTGGGCGGGGCGATCGCTGGTTTAGCATTGCCTCTCGCAGCCACTGGTGCCATCGCCACAGCGGTGGGCGCCTTAGGTACACTTCTCACGGGAAAGGCTGGACTTTTAGGATTAGCAGGACTGGCCGGGTGGACTGCGGGTACATGGTTATCTGATAATTTGGTTCAACCGTGGTTGGACGATTTCTATGAAAGAAAAAATGCTGAACTCCTAGCAGGAGAAAATTTTGCATCGAAAACCGGGACCAAACAGGCCACCACTGCTGGGGGGGAGAAATTATATCGAATGCCATTCGCTGGTGGCGAAAAAGTTGTACCTGAATCAGAAATAACGAAGCGTGACATCAAGCCCGAGCAATTCGAGTCCATGGGTATTACACCTGTTATGGGGAGCAAAATTTTATCAACTGGTGTGAGTACGTCCGTTTTTGGATCCGGCATGTCCGAAGAGGCACTTGATAAGGCATTTGCATTCGAAAGGGGAACTGGTGAATTACAACACCAGGCTGCTCACCAAGGGCCTGATAGTTCAGCACAGAATTCTATGGTAATGACCCGGGCTCTCCGTGAGTTCATGCGATATGAAAAAGGTATTCGGGCATTTTTAGGTAATACTTATAAAACCGAAGAAGATGCCATGAAGGGAGCCGCGGGTCTTCGAGGACTATATCGAAATTCATGGAATAGTTGGCAAGGATTTAAAAAACTGGTATCAAAAGAGGATTTCAACAAGGTTAAAAATGCGTTTAAATCGCTGCATGAATGGTCTAGGCGGGAAATATACTCTGGGTGGAGTGTAGACTACGATAAATCTTCTGGTAAGTTGTTTTTAGATAGTCTTTTTGATAATATCTTTCTAGACGAATATAACGAACACTATGGTCTGCCGGGCGATGAGTGGCGGGAAGCTGGTGGAGGAAAAGGGATGTTCGGAAAGGGCTGGAATATATTCGTTCAGGATCGCATTTCAGATATTGGATTGAAACGCGGTGGTTTAGTGACAGGACCAATAAGGGCCCTTATTGGGGAGGCCGGTCCAGAAGCAGTTCTCCCATTAGATAAAGTAGTTGGGGTGATCAGCGATGCCTTATCTAAGGCTATGGATAGTCCTTCAATGAAAGCACTTGCTTCTAGACAAAGACTGGAGGCAGCATCATCTGCTAGTGGTGGTAGACGAGTCGGTGGTGGTGGTGTTTCAAATACCACCGTGGTTACTAATCAAAATAACAGTAGTTTTGTTAATTTAACACCCAGTGCAACTACTAATAACGGTCCTTCGTGGATCAGAACTATTTCAGATTAATATACGAAAAGGGGGTGGCTTGCGCCACCCCCTTCCAGTCGCCTTTCGTTTCCGAAAGGTCAATCCTCAGCAGCGAGCTTCTCAAAATAGGAAAGTGCATCTGCACTTTCTTCACCACTTCCGCCGGTAGACTTGGGTTCTACCGCTTCAACACTAGACGACGATGAACTAGTGGAAGTCTTGCCGTTGAGGTTAACCTCTTCGGCGGTTCTGGCGGAGCTGCCCATACCACCAAGGACTGTACCAAGACGAGTATTTAACTCGTTGTAATTCTTAAACTGATCAGGAGCAATGAACTGCTGGAGGGGATACTGCTTCTTCCACAGTGTTTCCAGTTCAGCATCATCACCATCCAGCAGAGCAGATGACGAATCAAATTCGCTCTTGTCGTAGTTAACAAATCCTCCGACCTTTCGGATCTTGATCTTGAAATTTGCACCCTTCCAGAAATCAAATGGATCCATTGCTTCCTCGTCTTCAAACTCTGGTTGAGCCTTTTCTTGAATCTTATCAAAGATCTTCTTTCCAAACTTATAAAGGAAAGATTTTCCCTCATTTTGAGGATTTTTTGGGTCACTCACTACCATAATATTGGCAATGTATTGTAACTTACGCTTGCGATTTCGGGCAATATCCTTATCGGACTCCATGCCGCTGTTCCACAATTCGCTGTTTGCCTCACAGACTGGGCATTTAAGTCCAATCGTGGTAGGACAGTTTTCGATCATCCAACCACCCGGTCCCTTGAACCCGTGATTGAAAATGCGAACAAACGGCACGTCTTCACCCTCGACCGGGGGGAGGAATCGGATTACTGCAAATCCGTTATCAGCCTTATCTCTCTCGGGCTTCCAAAACCGATCATCTTGATAGCTCTTTGTGCTACCACTACTGATCTTGTTCAATTCTTCCAGCAGTGAAGAATTAACACCCTTGTTCTTTTTCATGTCATTAAATCCCATCGTTTCGTCTCCTTTTTGTATTGTATGATCCGATGTGTTATACACATTATATCATGGCTAAAGATAATGTGTCAAGTTTTTTGTTTTTATGGGGGGCAGGCTATTTGGTAAAGGGTAGGCTACTGGATTTTGGTAAAAGGTTGATATCTTGCCCTTCTTTTTGGATTTTTTCTTTGATAGGCTGAGATAGGAGCCTGGCTCCGACAAATGGTTCCACTTTAAGTTCATCACAAACGTGTAATACGGCATCTATGTAGCTGTCATATACGTCTTCCCTGACCAGTCTTTCAACTTCTTTGCAAAATTCAATCGGGTCACCTATCAACTTTGTCTCCCTTGTCCTAAGTATATATACTATAGAGACTAATACTGTCAAGGGGATTTTGAATGCCAACTAACGATCATATTGTTTTGAATCCGGGGACTGGTGGAGCTACTTTAGCCACCGATTTCTATCCTGCTGATGCGGGAACTGGAGTCCACTACCAACTGATACAACCTGTATTTGGGCAAGATGGGGGAGCAAAAACCCTTGTTCAAGATGCATATCCCATGCCAGTTACGATTAAAATGCCAGCGAATTGGTTTGTTCCTGTTGGTGGTGGTACTAATGGTGGAGCCATTTCAGTTTCTATAACTGGTGGTGTCACTTTAAGTGTTGGGGATATTGAAATATCTGGTGGTACTCTAGGTACAATACTAAATGGTGTTACCGTTGGTGTCAACACGATTGCTTCTGGTATTACGATCGGTATTGTTGGTGCTGGTGGCGACGGTATTTCAGTCAATCAAGTAACCGATTTAATTGGTGGTACAATCGGGGTTCAAACAATAACAATTCCGGGCGGTGGAGGAATAACAAATTCTGGTCTACAAATTGGTACCACTTCTGCTCCTCTTGGCGCAGGTGTCCATAGTAGGACTTTTATCACTGGATTTAAAATTAAAAATATAGGACCAAATACATGTTTTGTGGGGGCATCAATGGCAGCTGCTGCACTTCAAGATAATGGATATCCGCTTTTAGCATATGATGACTTGTTTATTGAAGCAACTGGACCGGCTGGAATTTGGGGTCAATGCACCACTGGTACTGCTGGTATAAGAATAATTGGTACATAATTTTGTCTAGATCAAGATTAACAAAAAGAAGAGATAGTATTATTGGATCTGGTTCTGTTATTCAAAACAGTTTCGAAATAGATTCTGATACTACTATTAATCAAACTAACCCAGATTATAATCATAG